CGCGGGGCTGATGAACGTCGCAATGAACAACAATCCGCAGAGGATAGTCGGCCATTTGAAGACTGCTCCCATTAGAATGGAAGGTCATCTTTGGTCTCCTGAACATCTGCCTTTGGGGTAGGTCTCCAGGTATTCAACTCGGCATTGTGAGTGCCGTACTTATCCGCTTCACGCTTCGGCCAACAAGCGACTCGGACATAGCCCTTATCGTCTTTGTGTTCCTGAAGCCAGGCAGCGAATTGGTCTGCATTAAAAGAGAGTTCAACAAGCTCCTTGCCTGCGATAATCTTCTTGTTAATGTAAATCCCTTTTGCGTAAACTTTTGGTGGGTTTTGTTGTGACATTTTCTTTGGGTTTGTAAGGAGGTTTAGGTTTTCGGCAGCCAATTTTTTCGGAACGCTTGTACTTCCGGGCATACCATTCGGAAGCGTCAATCGTGTACTTCTTGGGGTGCGAGTAGTTGTCGTACCCTTCTGCATAGGCGGCCTTCAAGTGGTTGATTTCCTCGCGCTGATGAAGTTTGTCAGCCTTCTTCATTACTACGGTCTTCAGCACCAAGCCGGGTTGGTTGGATAGCCAATCCATAAATAGCTCTAAGGGGGTTGATTTGGGTTTAGGCATTGTTAATCATCTTCACTTTAATCATCGTACTCTGAATGCATCGGTCTTTCTTCTTACCGACAAGCGACTTGATTCTATCCTGGAGACAGACATTGGCTTCGTCCGAATTGTCCCAAAAGCCATAGTATTCATCCTTCATATCATCGCATCGCAGGAGGACGCAGAACTTGGTCTTAATCTTTGACTTGAACGCAGGGGCTTTGCCTTCAATGATGTTGCAGATGTTCTCCAAATCCTTGCGAGTTCCCCGGATGTTGTGGGTCGCTTCCTCTTCAATCAATCGGATGGAGTGGATGACCGTGCTATGGTCTTGGTTGAAGTAAACTCGCCCCAAAGACAATTTGCTTATCTTGGTGTACTTGCGGATGAGGAAGGTGCATATCTGCCGGGCGTGGACGATGTTAGCCCTGCGGGTCTTCTTCTGCAACTCCCCTGGAGTGATGCCGAAGTAGGACGCAACCACCGAGATGATGTTCTCGGACATCTTGTTTTCAATCAAACCGACTTTCTGTTCCATTTCTATTTCTTCTTCTTTTTATCCGTTTTCAGAACCAAAACAAGCCTGCCGCAGTAGGGGCAGAATGGGCCACCTTTGAGGTCAATAGTCCTTTGGTCTGCATCGTGGGCCACAAGGCCGTGATTCGGGCATTCTCCTGCGTATTTCATAGGTCTTTCATTAACAATTCAACATACTCAATCCTTTGCCCAATCCATCGCATTACCGGCACGGCCATTGAGTTACCGCAGGCTTTGTACCTCGGCCCATCGGGGCATTGGTCGGCAGGTTTGTTGCGATATGGAATTTTCGTCCAATCATCGGGAAAGCCCTGCAACCGTTCGCACTCTTTTGGAGTCAGCCTACGAATAGCCATTGTGTGCTGAACTGCGTGTGGCCCTTTGGCTACGAGCGATGACATCGTTTGTCCCGCCTCAATCCTTGGCTCGTATTGCGCATTTTGACCTTGATTGAATGCGGCACGGTCAATGATGGTTGGCTCCAACACCGCTCCGTAATGGTTTACATCCGAAGCCGAAGAGCCAATCGTCTGGGATGTTTTTTCGTTGATGGTTTGGTTGAAGCAGTCCACGGCAATGGGTTGAGCGACAAACTCTCTTTCCCCGCCTTGTCGTGACCCTTGGTCTTTGTAGTAGCTCGCATCTATTGGGCCTGCAATCTTTTCCATCGTAATGGGTTGAGCGACTTGCTCAATAACCGTATTAAAGCCATCGGCCCTGCTATAGTCATCGCAACTTGTTTGCAAACAAGCCGCCACCTGGCTCTCTACATTTCCTGCGAAGCCTGTCGCTCCAACGCTTCCTTGAGCATCGGTGGCAGTTTCTTGCCTCTTCGCTCTGCTCGGTTTAATATCCCTTTGCAGGCTTTCGGACTCAAATAATACCGCTGCGGCAGGTCGCCAATCTCCAAGGTATCCGACAACAAAGACTCTTCTGCGTCTTTGTGCGACTCCGAAGTGTTGAGCGTCAAGAACTCGGTAGGCGAACCCATACCCGAGTTCGCCCAACGCCCCGAGGAAGGTTCCAAAATCTTTTCCTCCGTTACTTGACAAAACGCCTGGGACATTTTCCCACAGTATCCACTTGGGACGGCGTTTATCAGCGATTGAAAGAAATGTAAGCATGAGGTTTCCTCTTGGGTCAGCAAGACCCTTGCGAAGTCCTGCAACGGAGAATGATTGGCACGGAGTTCCTCCGACCAAAAGGTCAATTGGTTGTTCATTGAATTGTTGGAATTGGTTAAGTTGAGTCATATCCCCCAAGTTGGGGACATCGGGGAAACGGTGCTTGAGGACTGCGCTTGGGAAATGTTCAATCTCGGAGAACCATTGCGGTTTCCATCCAAGGGAGTGCCAAGCAACGGATGCGGCTTCAATGCCCGAACAAACGGAACCGTATCTCATGCGTTTTTGGCTTGAAGGATTCTTCCGAGCAGGGTCCAGTTCACTCTCCATGGAGAAATTGTTTCGGAGCGGTCGGGGCGGCTGCAATTCACGCACTCCTTGCGGATGTGGATTTGCCAGCGGCGGAAATCGGTGGGGGTTGGTTTCATGGGTTTAGGGGTTTAGTAGGTCAAAGATATGCACAAGTTAGCCACATTCAACCAACACCCGTTGGAATTCTTCCACGCTTCTAATGACCTCGTATCTGTACCCCGCCTCTTGAACGACCCCCTGCCACCATTTCTGCGATAGCGACTGCTTGCCTTTGGGTGTTTTAAATTCCAAGAACACCGCACCCTTCGGCGATAGGTAAGTCATGTCAGCAACCCCAGCGGTCAGCCCGATTCCCTTTAGGAAAAAACCGTTGGAACGGGAGCGGGGGTTGTTGAGGTTAAGGAATAGCAGACCCTGCTCGTTGGGTCGCATTATTGCGAACAACTTAACGCAGGCGGCTTGGAGGTTGTATTCGTCCATCATAGGGAATGTGGTGGGTATTCGTTGGCTTTGGTGTAGGGAAGGTGGCATTGGACCTCTGCGATTCCAAGCGAGCCATTGCGGTTCTTGCGGACGATGACCTCCATGAGGTCCGATGGCTGACTCTTGTCGTGTTCGTAAGGGCGGTAAACAAAACCAATCTTGTCAGCGTCAAACTCCAGTTGCCCCGTTTCCCGAAGGTCGGACATGATGGGTCGATGGTCGCTGCGTCCTTCCGTTGCACGGGATAGGGATGAAACCACAACCCCGAACACCTTCTGCCGCTTGCAGATGGCTTTGATGGTCTTGCTGATGTTGGTCATTTGCTCAATCTTGGGCTTGGCCTTGTCAATCTTGGTGGGTTCTACGAGTTGGATGTAGTCCAAGTAAAATCCACAAATCCCGTACTTGGTTTTCAGTTTGGCTATTTCCCCTTCAATGCGGTCCAAGTTGGCTTGATGCAGGTCCACGATGTAGAGCGGTTTGGACTTGAGCAGGTCCGCTTTTTGCCCCAAGTCCATGAAGTCCTTGGTGCTGATTCGCTCGGTCGGGTTGAGAAATGCCGCCCCGTCCATTGTAGCCAAGTTGGATAGCATCCGCTGGGTCAGTTGCTCGGCACTCATTTCAAGCGTGAAGAACACCACAGGGATGTCGGCCATGGCCTGGTTCATGGCTATCTGCAGGGCCAAGAGGGTCTTACCCATTGCAGGCCGTCCGCCAAGCAGAATGAACTCGGTGGGCTTAAAACCCGTGAGCATTCGGTCCATCGGGCTGATGTAGGTCGGGAAGATGGAATCCTTGCGTCTACCTTCACGGACCTCGTTCATGTTTAGCAGGAACGCCTTAGCCAGTTCGTGAGCGGTGCTTTCCGAGGCATTGGTTTCAATGGCCTGCATGGACTGATAGCGGGCAAAGGCTTTGGGGATGTCCCTATCATGGGCAAGTTCATCCATGATTCTCTGCTCTTCTCGCTGCTTCCACGCCTCGTTGAGGTCGGAGGCATAGACCTTCCAATCGGAGGTCAAGGTATTGCCGTCCAAGATGTCTACGAAATCGGCTATCACATGGGACTGCCCATTGTCAATGAGGTATTTGTGAACGGCTACCAAGTCAACGGGTCGCTCCGCTCGGTGCAGGGCTTCAATCGCTCTGTAAACAAGAACATGGTTTCCTGTAAACAACCGTTCGGGGATTTGCAGGAGGAGGACCGCTCGGTTGATAAATTGGTCCATGAGGCATGAGAGCAGCCTGCGTTCAGCGGTAAGATGGTAGTGGTTCATCGTCGGTTTGGTTTAGTTGGCTAAAGGTAGATGTTCGTGGAATCACTTGGTCCTCCCATCGGGCTTGGTTGATGTAGGTGGCGGCATGAGGGACGAACTGGATGGGAGTTTGGGAATAGAGCCGTCCGATGTTGCTGATGGCCTTCTGCTGGTCTTCATCCTTCAACTTGGCGAAGGCTTTTGATGCGGACTGCTTGGAGGTCTTCCTTGGGTAAAGGGTCCAAAATTGGTCAAAAAGGACACAAGTACTTTCTCCTCTCTTCTTCTCTTCTCTTCTCTCCTCTTCTCTATTGAACAAAGGTTCAACCTTAGTTGAAGGTAGGTTCAACATAGGTTCAACCTTGGTTGGGTTTTCTTCAACCTTTGCTGACCTCCTTTCGGCACTCCGCTTGCCCGCTTGGGACATCTTGGTGCGATGCAGGTTGGCTTCCTCCCATTGGATGTCAAGGAACTTGATGAACACCGACGGCCCGTTGGATTCTACCAAGCGGGTTTGGAGTAACCGTTCAAGATGCCCATCGGCTTCCAGTTCGGCGTGGTCGGTTGACATCTCACATTCTGCGTTCCAATACACGCAGCAGAGTCGGATGAAGGCCACCTGCACCTCGGCGGGTTGGCGGGATATTCGGCCCATCATCCAATCGGCTGGGCAGAACTTAAACCATGATATTTGCTTCATGAGTAAAAAAAAAGCCCCAACTGATTCAGGCAGTCGGGGCAGGGTTAAAGCGGCTAACCCTTAGTCGGACGCATCGTGTGGCCTGAATTACACACGGGCGTTATTGGTAAATGTAATCTTCGGGCAAAGTTACACTAAAACGGCAAATCTTTGTCTTGTGGCTCAAAAGCGTTGGCTGGACGGGATTCGTTCATCGGCTCAACTTTGCCTGATAAGAACTTCTTGCCGCTCTGCCCTTCCTTGACCCATGCGGATAGCCGCATCTTCGTTCCGTCGGGGAGAATGATATCGCCCCTGTAATCGGGACGCTTCGGGTTGTCGCCTTTGTCGTTGGAGAACAAGGTGAAGGTGTTGGGTTGGGGTTGATAGTTGCTCATGGTTTGGATTGGGGTTTTAGGTAAAATTGAAAATTTAATTGTTTTAAGGTGGTCAAATGGTACCCACACAAAAAGGTCTTTTTTGTTTGGACGGTTGATTTTTTCGTAAAGATGTTCGTTGGCTTCGTAGTGATTTACAAGGTCTTGCCTTCTAAAGATAAGGAAGGAATCGGATGTTTCCCAGGCGATGTATTCAGCCTTTCCGTAAAGCCAGCCGTCAAAACCTGCAACTCCTTTAATCTCCAAAAGTATTTGGTCATCGCAAAAGTCGTCGTTTTCTCTTTTCTTTCTCCTTTGTCCCTTTACATCAAAGGCCCAGTCCCCACAAAAGCAGTCAATATGCTCAACCGTGTTTTGTTTTTTGGTTGATGGCTTGCATGGTATCCCATTCTTTTTAGCAAAGAGGAACATGAACAAATCCTCGGATTTTTTGCCATCCTCAATGGATTCGGGGAAGTCCTTCATCATTGGCTTTGGATTTTGTTTGGTTGGATTGAATAAGTGAGGTTTTCTTTGACGAGCCAATTTGAGGCCCGTAAATCGCTTAAGATTCGGTAGGTGGTACGAAGGTTCAGCCCAAGTACTTTGGCGAGTTCTGTGGCCCTGTATGGGCGTTGTGCGAGATACGACACGGCGTAAATGGTGGCGACCCTTCGTTGGATTTCTTTTCCTTTTGGTTTGGGCATGGTTAAGTGGTCTTAAAAGTTACTGCAATGCTCGGTTTTGTCCCTTTTGCAGGACACACAGGAACCGCTTCGCCAGTCGCTTCGTCGTACACCGTAGCCTTGCCAGCGTTGCGGAAGGCCATTTTCAGCAGTTCTTCACGGGCCTTCATGCTTGCCTGCAGGTCGCTCCACACCTGGTCGTGCTGGTAGTCGGGAGTGAGTGCACCCTCCTTGATTTGGATTTCAGCACCGAAGGCGGAGAAGGTCTTGCCGTGCTTTATGGCTTCGTCCCGAACGATGTCCTCGGTGGCTTTCAGTACTTGCTCCAGAGCTTTCACGACCGCCTTCAAGCGTACATGGGCGGCGATGGGATTGACCTCGCCTTCCTTGATGCGGAGGATAAGGCCAGCGGCGATGTCGGCGATGTCCTGCTTGGATATGTCCGACTTGGGTATAGTGACAAGATGATTCATGGGTTAGTGATTGGGCGGGTTTGAAACAAGTTAACAAGCGTGCGGATGTTTCCATCCCAAATATCTTTGGGAAGGTGCATAGACAAGTTCCACAATTCTTTTTGAGTGAGGTCTTGGAACCAGTCCTTTTGTTGCATCGTTTGGAGCAACTCGTTGATGGTGTTGGAATACTGGTCACGCTCGTTCATGAGGGCAACGAATGCGTCGGCGTTGAGGCGGGATAGTAGGTTGGTCATGGTCTATTTTTTAGAAAGTTGATTTTGGATGAATGCGATGCCCTTCTCAAAGCGGGCGGGGGTCATTTGGTCAATGTCCTTGAGGAACCGTTCCTGCTGGTCGGCGGGCAACTTCTGCACCAACTTCAGGAAGTCGGCTTTGAGGGTCGCAACGGTCAAGTCGTCGTAGGATGGAACGAGGCCAAGTTTGTCGCTCAAGTCGTTGAACTGCTCCTGTTTGGCGATGGCCATGGACACCTCGTTGGCTGATGCTATGCTCGTTTCAATGCCGATACCAAGGGCGGCCAATGCACGACCAAAGGCAGAGGTTTCGCAGTTTTCTACATAACTCGTTTTGTTTATCATTGAACTGGTGCGGTCCTCATGAGCGTGGCCCGTAGCCCTGATGCGGCCATCGGCATCACGGATAATGGCCTTGATGCAACACCTATCGGGTTGCAGGTCAACGAGGTCGGATTCAATGGACCAACCAGCGAAGGTTGGCTCGTTTCGGAAGTACAGGAGGCGTTGGTTGACTTCCACATAGTCCTTCCCTTTGATGTTGGTGGTTTTGAATTTGTGCATGGTTGGTGGTTTAGAGGGTGACGAAATAATATGTTTGAACAGGGTTGCCGTGTTCATTTACCTCGGTGACTTCCGAATATTCTTCCCAGTATTGCGCATCTGCGCCATGTGGCGTTTGGTGCTTACAATAACCTATTGCGCTGTCCAGGCTGCTAAAATAGCCAAGGTGTTCGCTCGCCTTTGCGTATTGCGACCAGTTGGTGACCATAAATTGGTTCATGGTTTTGGGGTTTAGTTGGTGATAATTGCAAGGATAAATCTGCCGAAGAATGCGATGCCGAGGCAGGCGGTCAGCACGATGTAGCCCGTGGCAAGGGCTGCTTTGAGTTTGGTTTTGGTTTCGTGGGTCATGGGTTATTGGGTTTAGTGTCCGACAAAGTTACAACGGCTTTTCCTATTTGCGACCTCTCGTGTCATTTTTTGTGAAACTTTTTTTTGGCCATTTGCACCCGATGCGGTATAAGATTTTTAAAACTCGCTGATTTGGCCATATTTTGACGCTATCGGGTATAAATTTGCAGTATGACCTACCACTCCACAAGACCTGCAAAAGCCCTCACGAATGCCTTGGAGCGGCTGATGATAGCCATATCCCCCGCTGACCTGGAGCAGAACCACGCCCTCCTGTGCGAGTACCGCAGGGCTTGCGAACTGCTGGGCTACGACCCCGCCAAAGCCCAATGGGCTGGGATTCACGAAGTGTCCGCCTCCCAGTTGCCCGATGATCAGGATCACACCGTATGCTATTACCCACTCCTTAACCCCGAAGAATAACCATGCGAAACATCACCCACCTCGTTGTCCATTGCACGGCCACGCCGAAGAACACCACCATCGCCAGCATCCGCCGCCACTGGAAGGAGGGGTTGGGCTGGAAGTCGGTGGGCTACCACAAAATCGTGGAACCCAACGGGAACATCCTCACCCTTGCGACCGACGACAAGACCACCAACGGGGTTGCTGGCCACAACGCTACCAGCCTCCATGTGTCCTATATCGGAGGCAAGGATACAGATGACCGCACCATTCAGCAGAGGCAAGCCATCGCAGGGGTTCTTCTATCGTGGTTGCAGAAATATCCGAAGGCCCGCATTTGTGGCCATCGGGACTTCCCAGGGGTTAACAAAGCCTGCCCGCAGTTCAATGCGGAGAAAGAGTACGGCTACCTGTACTTGACCGCCAACGATACGCAGGAGGGGTGAATGAGAAACCCGTCATTAACGGGGGTTTGCAGGGATAGTGTAGCGTAAGTCATGCAGCAGTTGTACGAGAGAATCGTACACCAAAAACGCCGTTTTCTACACATGACCGCTTCGTCATGCGTAATTAATACAACCTATCCGCAGGCGTGAAGGTTGCGTGGAGTTGCAACTCGGTCCCCTTGTTGTCCTTGCTTGCGTTCCTGCTGGTTTCAAGTTTCATCCAATATCCGCCAAGAGGCTTCGGGCCTCGTCCTCGTTCAGTGTGAAAGCCCATGTACCCGCCGTCCCATTCTTCCTTGTAAGTCGCCGTGCGAAGTTGGTGAACAGGCTTTTGAACGAGGGTCTTCTTGGGACGGTCATAGCGGTGAATCATGTTTTGGTGATAATACAATTCGTGAACATGGCCCATCCAAGTCAGGTCGTAGCCTTCGGTGGCTGCGAGTAGGCGTTGGTCGGCAATTACTCCGCGGGTGACCACCCCACCGCCTGCACTCCCATGGAAATAATGTACCACGAAGTTCATCCCCCGATTGGGGTCGTGCTGCACTCGGATGTCAATGGTTCCTCCGTAGCCACCGACCTCAACCGCTGACCCTGTTGCATAGTTGAGGGTGCTTGCGAAGCGTTGCAGGATGTCGGTTTCTTGGTGGTGGATGATGGATGTTTCGTGGTTTCCGTAGCCAACCAGTAGCAGGTTCTTTGCGTAAGGGGCAAACCATTCCACCGCCGTGTTGACGATGCTATCCAAGTACCTTGCGTTGTTGTGTTCTTCCCGTATGTCTTCCTTGCTCCTGCGTGGGTCGCCACGCCCTTGCATGAGGCAAAAGCAGTCACCGTTGACGATGACTCCTGCGTTGCGGCGTTGTGCTTCCTTTAGGTGGTTGGTCAGCAGCCCCCTGTCACAATGCGGGTTGTCCCAATGCAGGTCGCTGATTAAGAAGAACTCCTGCCCGCTTTGGCAGGTCAGGTCGTGAATGTTACGGGAATGCTTGGTAAGTGGTAGAATCATCGCTGAGATTTAAGCGTTGCGTTCTCGGCTTCAAGTTGATGGATGGTGTTCTCCAACAACTCTATCCGCTCCCGCAAACTTACAATCTCGTTGCGTAATTCGGTTAACTCTTTCTTCTGAGCCTCAGCAGTTTCCTGCCACATCGCAAGCACCGCTTGGGCTTGCTTTACCTGGAGGGAATCCGCCGTGAATTTTCCCTTGGTAATCCAAGCAACTCCACCGCCAACGATTGCGCTGACCGTGCCGATGATAGTGGTCTCCAACAGGTTCACGCCTTCGGTGCTTCGGGTTTAGCCTTTACTTTCTCTACGGCCATCCAACCAACTGACAACAAAGTAATTAACGCACCGATGATTTCTTGCAAAGCGGTTGCGTCAAGTAATCCTTTGGCTACGAGTGTTCCGCCGATGAAGGTTAACAAATGGCGAAGGAGGGCGATGATGGCTGATTGCATGAGTGGAAGGTTTGGTTGGTCGGGGTTGGCTTTACGGCGAAATAGTCCCATGATGGTATATGTTATTTGCTTTGCGGTGTTGCAAATTCTTGATAATCGGCCTCGTATTGAGCATCCCAACCGAGGAAGGAATGCACTCCGCAAGGCGTGGGCCACACTTGATGGCGCACCCAATAACTCGGTTCTTCGCCTTCCCAAAGGATGTCCACACAAAAAGCCTTCGGGTTGTCGGGGTTGACATGGCCTAATTCTACACAGGTATTCGGCGAGGCTTCTGCATCATAGATGGTGCGGAAGTCAGCGTAAATGGCAAACTCGTATTTTCGGAATGTAGCCATTACGGAGTTGTTAGTGCTGCGAGTTGGTCGTTGGTCAGGCGGGTGGTGTAGAGGGCAGCGGCACGGATGCGGTCGTTAAATTGGCCGTAATTTGCATTTGATAGGATGCATTGAGTCAAAGATGTTGCAGGGTAATCCGTAGAATTAGTTGAAGTCCCTGCCAAACTTCCATCAATGTAAAGAGCATAATCACCATTAGTGTAACCAAGGGCTATCTTATGTACACCAAGCGAAACTGCGCTGCTCGTGATAATATTTGTTATTGTACCACTTGTCCTTCTTATTCTTGCTCTTATTGTGAGATTTGCGTTTTTTATTATTGAAATAAAGTCCGAAGTATCTCCATCGTCTATTGTCAAAATAGAGCCTAATGCGGCATTCCGAATATCCACCTCCGTATAAATGGTTCCGCTCAACTGCCCGATACTACCACTTGCACCAGTTACCGAAACCACATCTGCGTTGCGTGTGACTGATGCCGTTGTGGTGGGGATGTAGGATGTAGCGACCGAGCCTGTTTCTACTTGTGCGCCCCAAGCGTAAAAATCGGCACTACCACTTGCACTCGCATTATTGCCTCGTAAATCAAAACCAAAATCACGACTACCTGCGCTTGGCGTTCCTGTGAATGTAAATCGCTGCCAAGATGGTGTAATTTCAATAATGGTTTGTGGCGCACTATTAAATCGGATTGCTACAAATTGACTTCCACTCGTTGCACTGCGCAGGTAAACGCTAAAGGTATGAGCGACTGCGGTGAATGTTAAAGTTTGACGCAAAATACTGAAGTCCGTTGAAAGTGTACCTGAGCCCACATTTAACTGTATGCGTTCTGCGGTCGTTCCTCCTGCGGGGTCAACAATGCCTGTTGCTTGTGTTACAACAGGCACAACTCCTGTGCCTCCTGACAAAGATGTCCAAGTTGCACTCACATTAAATCCTTCACTCTGCAACGCCAAGTTACTCCCACTCGGCTCAACCAACAATGCAGGACACCCAACCGTTCCACCGCTGGCGAAGTAGTCCAAGCGAGGTATCCCCGAAGCCACCGATTCAATGTAGCCACTTGCGTTCACACGGGTTGCCGTAGTCGCACGGGTTACTGTAAAGTCACCTGCTCCGCTTGTTGGGATTTGGGAGTAAAGTTTGCCCGACTTGAAACGAGCGGGAACTATCAGGAGGGAAGGTGTCGGCATTGTTAGAAGTTGTAAATCGTAGCAAAGCGACCGAACAGGCAACCGCTGACGGCGGCCTCTGCTGGCAATGCCGCACCCGTTGGGTCAGCATCAGCACGGGCGTTGAAGGCGGCCCATGCCGCAGCCGCAAGTCCACCTTGCAGCATATTGGTCGGATAACCGTAGCCGTATCCTATCAGCATTGCTTACAGGAATGTATAACCGATGACGCTTCCGACCGATGGAGTGACGGCAGTAATCTTCCCCCCATTGCGACCGCTGATGACGATGCCAGCAGACACGGACTTGCCGCTCATTGAGTAGGCGGTCAGCAGGTTCTCGCCACCAGTACCTGTGAGGGTCGTGAAGGTAGCGGCCGTGTTGACGACAATGAAGTCAAAGTTTGCGCCCGATACGGCAGCGTCAATGAACTGCATCGTGCCGCCTTGGCCGAGTATTTGTTGTAGAATTGGAGTAGGCATTTTGTTGCTTTAGGGTAAATGTATTTTAGGAGGGAATTTCACAAACGGAATGACTGTATGGGATTTGGAACGACAAGGTGGCCACCCATCCCGCCGTACGGTCATCTCGGCTCTCTACAAACCTCGTAAGCGATACGGAGGCAGAAAGGGTCCACTCTTGCGTCGGGTCGTTTGTAAGGCTTGAAATGAAATCCTGTGCGATTTGCAGTTGGTCACTTAAGACCTCGTCTTCGTTGTCTTGCCAGCCCAGCGTCGGACTGCCCGAAACCACGCCACCCATCGTGGCAATGGATTCAACTCGGTCAGAAAAATAGACACCCACAGTAAGGTTGAGAGTACCCAAATCCGTAGTCGCTGACTGCACATCCGCAAAGACGAGAGGATAGACGATTCGCTCACGGCTTGGGGTTCGCAGGTTTATCGTGTTGTCCGTTCCGATTGCAAGAGGGTCCCCTGTTCCGAAGGAGTTTACTTGCGGGTGGGCATTTGCAAGCGCAAGGAGTGCTTGCTTGATTTTTATCCATGACATAAGCCTGTAATTTCAGAATATTTTTTGAGTGCGCTCCCATAGGGTTCAACAGTTATTGCAGTAGGGGTCATATCCGTAGGGCCAAGGGCGGTCCAAGCCAGCACCACGGCGCAGGGTTCTTGCATCCAAGGCCATGCCCGTGTTGTAGTTGGTGCCGTTGGGATAGATAGTGTCAAGAGCCGATGGTGGGGAGTTGAAGAGCGGGTAATTAGTGCGGTTCTCCATCAGGTACCTGGTAATCCTTTCCGAATACCATTCCGCATCGTTCTTCACTTTGTCCGTCAAGCGGGTAATCTCGTCCATGGACATTTGCGAAGATTCCTCGCTGGTTCTGCGTACCATGCCCTTGTTCATGTATTTAAAGGCCAATACCATCGGCAACTCGTAGTAGAGCCATTGCACCATTGCGGGTTGGATGTAATCTTCCAAGAGCGTCGTGTTCAAGGCAGTAGTCGTTCCGCTTACCACCTGCGTCACCATTTCGCTATACAGGGCCGATCCGACTATTGGTTGGATCCTCATCTCCTGCACCTTTACGATCGTAGGCCGAATCTGCGTAAACGATACATTCTCGTTTATTACGCTATTGTCCAAGAGCGTCTGCTCGCTGATAAAGAGTGCCTTCATGCTTTCGTGATTTTATTGCCCTTGCGGATGACGAGTTGCTGCTCCCATACATGGCGGCATTGGGGGCGATTCACTCCGCTGGCCGTATGATACCAACCGCCACGGCGATTCCATACTGAGTACCCCATGATGTTGGAAATACCATTTATGTCGTCCCGTGTGTAGACCTTGCCTTGGTCAGCCAAGTCCAGCATGACCTTGCAGAACTCACGGCTGGTCCGTTTGTCCTTGTTGCTGAAACCTGCCGCCCATGCGTACTTGTAGCGGACTTCAAGCACGGGTTCTGCGACCTCCTTGATGTTTTTGGGCAAGCCCTGCTCTGCGATTTTGTCCACCGCTCTTGCAATGGGGTAGCGGTCTTTTGTGATTAGGTAAGCGACCCGCTTGGCGACCTTGGCCTTGCTGACCCCGAACTCCTTGGCCATTTCTTCCACGGATGCGTCACGGTTCTTCTTGCGGTAGGCTTCAATCTTCTTGTCCAACTCTTTCTCTTCCTCGCCAAGTTCAGCGAAGGCTTGACGGACCTGGTCGTCTAAATCGGCATCAAACCGCATTGGCTTGCTGTGCATGACAACATACTCGTCGGCATTGCTTCCAAACTTGCTTGCAACGACCTCCAAGACCTTAAATTCCTCGTCCCCCCATCCGTAGTCCTCGTCATCTTCTTCGCCCCATGTAGGCTCGGAAAACGCTTGCTCTTGAACTCCGAGAAGGGTGTTCACTTCTTCGGGGGTCAACCCGAATCCAGCGGATAGCATCGTGCGGGCCATCTCCAAGGTGATTTTTTCTTGGGCGTAGTGCCGAACTATCCGCATCAAGTTCTGGTACTCACGGCCCGATAGTTTCTTAATGTTGTCGTTGGATAGTTGTGCAGGTGTTTGGGGTTGCTCGTCGGGTTGGGGATTGTGTCCAACCACATCGGCGGGTTGCTTTTCCAATGCAGGAAGGCCCGCTTTTTCCCGCAGTTCTTCGGGGGTCATTATTTGCAGCAGGGCGGCTTCGGATAGTCGCTCGGTGATGGGTTCCACAGGAATCAGTTCCATCCCTTCCACGCCGTTGAACGAACCCAAATAGTTAATCATCCGCTCCACCTTGCGAACTCGGTCGTTCACATAGGTAGCCTTGAATAGTTCGTAAGCCTCCACCATTTCCTGCCTGCCGCCAAGTTGCCCTTCGGTCTTCACACCGAATAGCATCGGGTTCACGACACGGTGCGAAATAAATATTTCCTGCTGGATGGCCTTGTTGAGAATCTCAAACTGCTTGTCCATATCGCTCGGAGTGAGCGGTTCAAGCGTCGGGGCTTTGTTGACATCGTCGTTGAAAGTCACAACGAATCGGCCTGCATTGTCGGTCCCGCTGAACTTGCGCTTGATTTGCCGCTCAATGTCGCCTTGTTCTTCGGGCGTTGGGATTCCGTTATTGAAATTTATCAAGTACCCGCCCCAAAAGTTATTGCGGAGGTTGTTGTTGTGAAAGTTCGCCACCTGCACATCCGCTTCAATCCAAGCCAAGCCTCCCATGTATTCAGGCAGGGGATAGGATTTGACACCTGCTGCATAGACCCGATAGTAGAACAGTTGCTTGCCGATTCGGTTGTCTGCATCAAAGGCGGGGATTTTCTCTACATCGCCGATTTTGGGATATAGTTGCACCATATCATCATTGTACCAATCGGCGACTTGAAACATCCGCTCGTCTTTGTCCACTCGGATTTTTTCAAAGGGGATGTGTTCCATTTTCGCAATGGTTCCCATCTTGTTCCAAGTGACGGCAACGGCAAACCCGTTGAATATTTCCAAGTCAAGGACGAGTTTCTCGGTGATATCGTTTAAGTCGTCATGCTCGGATAAGCCGTCAAAGAACTTGGCGTAGCGGGCTTGTTGCTCCACGGTCATCTTGTCCCCAGGTTTCCAGCCACCGCCAATGATGTAGTTCACCTTGCCGTTGACGATAGCGTTGTGCTTGCTGCTTCGGCGGTAGTTGTCAAGAAGATAGTAGGGGTACTCGTTGAACGCACCGTAGGTGATGTATTTGCCCGCTTTGTTTTCAAGCATCACGGGGACTTTATGTTCAATACCCAACCATTGGGTGAATGATTGCTTTATACTGCTCATAGCGTGTGTACGGTGAAGGATAGGGCTGAAATAGTGATGTTTGCGCCCGAATCAATGGCGTTGATGTAGATGCTGAACTCGTCGTTGACCGCACCTTGCAGAACGGTTTCGGTGAACACCGCATGGCCGTTGGTGTGGGTCGTGGTCAGGTCAGCCATTGACTGTGGAATGATGGTGCCATTCTTGGCAATGTAGATTTTTATCTGTGTCTGATTGTTTTGGGCGATGACCATATTCACCGACACCCGCAAGGCTGCACCCGTTGTGCCTGTGTAAGTCAACGATGTGGTTGTGCGTGAAAAGTTGTAGGTTGAAAGCAGCCCCAACTTCATTGCACTCGTCAATTTGACGGCCTGCCCTTGGGTCGGGGTCCAGGTGGTTGCTTGGTCCAGGTACAGGTTGCCCACGCCCCGCTCTCGGTCAAGAGTTGCGGTATCGGCAAGGTCGTCGAATAGTCCACCCACACGGGCGGCGGTGTTCGCTCCTGCAGCGGTTTCGTTCGTGATGGTTGCGGCACTCGTCTGCAACTGGGTTCTCGTTTGTACGCTCATGCGAAGGATTGGTCAAAGGTTTGGTCAAAGACACCCTCGTCGGATGCCCCGAAGACGGTGTACTGGATGGAATTTGCGAAGGTGTTGAATGTCAGCGACACTACCTGTACATACGCCAAGCCCGTTTCAACCACCGCAACGGCTGCACCAACCGTGCTACTGGTATCGTAAACTTCATAGCGATACGAGCCTGTTTCAAGCGACCCCACGGCAAGCGAAAATTTGTCATAGCGGTTCGTGTATTGCGATAGGTTGGCCGATTTCAGCAGGGTGAAGTCGGTCGTGGAGTTCTTGGCGATGTTGGTGAGCCGCAAGATGTAGCGGTCCCCCGATGAGGCCCGCTGCGTCCAAGTGACGACAATAGTGTTGGTGGTGTTGGGGGATAGGTAAATCACTCTACCCCTAAATGTAGGATGCGCCCGAATTTCACAATTTGCGCCCGATACTGCGGTAGAGTTCGGCCCTCCGCTCGGCGGTCTTGCTGATGTCAAACCGCTCACGGACATCCTTGGACAACTGCACGGCCAAGGAGCGAGCGTAGTCGGGTTCGTTGACAAACTTCCTCACCGCCTTGTACCAAGCGTCCTTCTTGCCGTAAGGTATCACAAGCCCGTTGTGGCCGTGGACGATGATGTCGGTGTAGGGAATGGTTTCGGAGGCGATGATAGCCTTGCCCATCCAGCCTGCTTCCACGACCTTCAGTTCGCTTTTGAGGCGGTTGAACTTGGTGTCTCGGAGCGGGGCGATGGTGGCGTTGATGAAGTTGTAGCCCCCGACATAGGAATAAATGTCAGCGGCTTGGATGCGGCCATAGTTCTTGTTCAGCCCACGGCACGATAGCATCCGCTCGTAATCGTCGTAAACGGGGTTGTTGTCGTTCCAACCGCCCAGGTAGATTTTGTACCTCCCGTCAAGGGACTTATCGTGGGCAAGCAGTCCGAACGAATGCTCTACGAGGGCAATGTCTTCCTGGTGCTGCGCCCCACCAAACCATCCGATTTTAAACAGGTGCGGTTCGGGTTCAGCGGTCGTGTCGGGAATATACTGCTGGTAGGCTTCGTAGGGTTCGTTGGGGAGGATGGTCACGGCCTTGTTGAGCAGGCGAATCTTCTGCGCCAAGTGTTCCGTCGTCGTGGTCACATGGTCAGCAAGACGGATATGCTCCCGAATCTGCTCATCCAATTTCGTGGACAGGTAGTGCCGATACATGATGTGGCCCGATTCCAACACCCAGTAGTCATCGAGGTCCAGTATCACCTTCGCCCCAAACGCCGTGAGAGCCTTGTAAACGCCACGAATTTGGTCCAGCGTACCTTGACACCACAAGCGGTTAAAAAGCCACACATCGACCGTCTTAAGGTCTTCATCTTTGACATTGGCGATATTGTCTACACACACATAGTCAAACTCGGTGTAGTTGTCGCCAAGGTAGGCGTTCGGCATCTCCAAGCGGTAGAAGGAACACCCCGTCGGGTGGGCGTTGTAAACGATGCAAATTCTCATACAACAAAGGTACAAAAAAAAGGGCCACCCCCGAAAGGATGGCCCAGACCACTAAACCATGCGGCGTATGAGAACCGCAGGTCAAAGATACTCTACGACCCGCTGATTTGTGCGGTCAGCGCAGAGAATGTTGCTGCTGCGATGTTCAGCATCGGGTCTGGTTCCATACCCGTCAGCGTCATCTCGTAGCCTGAACGGTCGCCGAATGCCGTACCCGTTCCAGCAGTTCCTGCCGAGGCTTCCAAGCCATTTGCGGCACCAAGCAACCAGTAGCGGTTGTTGTTGTCGAGCACGATGACCAACAAGCGATTCCGAGCCAAGAGGCGCAGTTCATTGCGCACGGCGGTCTGCAACTTGTTGATGGTGAAGGTGACTTCGGGGGTGTAGAACAAGGTGCCGTTCTCCGTGCTGGCGTTCAGCGTTTCCGTCATGCTGGAAGTCGCCTTGGTCAAGTCGTATTCAAACCAAGACCCCGAAACCGAGGTAGGAGTGAATCCAGTTACCAATCCGCTGCCGTTCGTGTTGACCGAACCCGTAGCGTTGATTGGTTGTACATAAATCGTTTTGATGCCGCCGACTGAATCTCGGCATCCGAGGGCGTAGCCCGTAGTTAGGGAGCAGGACATAGTGTATTTTTTATTTTAAGAGTTGCAAGAATAAAAAGCGGGGGGAAGTTTCCCGCCCCCCTTACACTTAGGCCAATCTCCAGTCAACAACGAGGTCTGGGTAAGCGACTTGGACACCAACTTTGAAGGCGGCTTGGAAGCGGACTTCGTCGTTGTCCTGTGAGTACCACAAGGAGAAGTTTTCCTCGTCGCTCAACAGGTCGGTTCCGTAGAAGAAGTTGCCGAGGTAAGAACAAACCAAGCGGTTGTAACCAAGCAAGCCTGGTACTGCAACTACACGGACATTTGTACCAGGGTAGATGATGTCACCATCGGCCAACCCTTGCAGGTCAACTTGGTTGTACATGACACCCGCATTGGCCTTCAACGCTCCAATCAAGGTGCGGAAAGTGTCCCATCCGCAGAAAATCACCAAGTCGTTGCGGGTCAAGATGGCCTGCGGGATGCGGTTGTAGATGGTGTCAAAGACGCTGCTGATGACATTGTTTGTGGTGATACCAACCGAGGCAGACACGGCAGCGGTGTTACCCGACACGGTTGAACCCGATGCAGCGTTTAGGATTGTCAGCAAACCAGTCACCAAGGTAGAACCCGACCAGATGGCGTTCTCCAAAGCCTCGGCGATGCGGAGGGCTTTCTGCTCGGCGTAAGCCTGCTCAAAAGGAACTCCATCGTAGGTAGAGCCTTGGGTCAACTGCGTCTGCATCCAGTACTGCTCCAAGGAACGAGGGCAAAGAGCCTCTTGGATTTTCATGGGGGCGACGGTGATATTGCGCTGGGTGAAGGTTGTGGTTCCTGATGCAGCACCAGCGACATTCCATCCGCAGGCGGTTCCTGATTGCAGGGCAGCATCCGTGTCCATCAAGTTCAGGGCAGCGGCTGATTTGATACCTACCTGCTTGGTGAACAGGGCGGCAGTACGGGCCGCAAATACGGCCTTGGTGATGAGCGGCAACCGATTTTGCTCGGTGTAGGCGGTTAGGGTTCCAAGTGAAAATGACATGGCTTTTTGTTTTGGGGGGTTAAAGGTTAATTGGATTTTTTAAGGTTTTGGATTGCTTGTGCGAGGTTGTTGAAGTTCTGCTGCGTTGCGGCCTTGCGCTGCTCCACGATAGCGGAGGCGGTAGGCTTGGGGGCTTCGGTTGGAAGTTCAGCGACTTTCTCAACGATGTCGGTCATGGTTTCCATCTGCGAGGCAAAGGCGGCCATCTTGTCCTTCATCTTGCCCATCTCCACTTCCATGGCGGCCTTCAACTCGTCCATGATAGCAGCGAGGTGCTTGGCGACGATTTCTTGCACGGCTTCGGGGGTCAAGCCAACGCCAGGAGCGGCAGGGGCTTCGGGGGCTTCGCCTTCGGGGGAAACCTCGATTTCCACCTCTTGGGCTGCAACTTCGGCAGCAGGTGCTGGGGCTTCGGCTACAACGACCTCGGTGATTTTGCCACCTTCAGTCTTGATGACACCAACACCCTCAACTTCATGCTCACCGTCGGGGGCAGGCAGGGTTTCGTCTTCGGTGATGACATACACGGCGGTACCTGCAACGAGGTCGCCATCCACACGGATGACCGTACCATCCACCAACTTGTAGTCGGCAAAGGCTTGCTTTTGGGTTGTGAACTTCCGCAACTCGGTGCGGAGAGTATCAATGGCTGCTTTTAGGTTCATAGATTATTGGGATTTGTAGGTTGGGTTGATATGTTGCAAAAAAGCGGTTAAGTCGTCTGCAAGGCCCGCAAGTGCGACCTCTAATTCCGTGCCTGTGTTCTTCATTCCGAATAGCCCCTCCACCGAGAAACCTTTGAAGGCGTGGCGATTCTCCCAAACTTCATCGTTCTCCACCTTAAACGAACCGAACCAAGAGCCGTCGGGGGTGTCCTCGTAGCCTTTGGGGGGAAGGATGCCCCGCTCTGCGTCGGTGATGTAGGATTCAAACATGAACACGCCATCAAGTTCGGCATTGTGGTAAGCGTTCACATTGTGCTGGTTCCCTTGCTTAAAATACTTTTGGACAATCTTGCGGATGGTAGCCTTGTCGAATACGACATAGTATTCCCCGTAGGTGTCGTCCTTCCGATAGATGGGCGTATCGGCCAGCATGAGCGGCCCAGTCAGCACCCTGCGTTCTCCTGTTTCGGCGAATCTTTGCGGGGTCTTGGCGAAGGCTTGGAAGGGTTTCTCAATCGCAGGCATATCAACGAGGGCGACAAATTGCACGCCCTCATCCACCTCATCCACAGTCATCCGATATACGGGTAGTTCCATAGGGGGATATGTAGGAGTTACCCCAATGTTGCAAATTCGGACAAGCGTCGCACCCTGCTGGTCGTCTGCTGGATGTCCCGCTCTACGACATAAGCCCGCATGGGTTGCATCCCTTGGCCTTGCGTGGGTATTGATTCGCCTTGGTTGCCCAACATCGTGGTTTGTGGGTTCGTGAATGTCGGCGGTGGGGTCATGCTTGCACCACCAGGCGCAGGGGATGGAGCAGAACTTCCACCGCCACCGCCTTGGAATTGAGTGGCTGCAATCTTGCGGACCTGCGTCAAACCCGATGCGATGATTCCCGCAACCGCAAAGGCTTTGGCTACCGTTGGAAGGGTTGCATCCCGCAAAACTTGGGACGCACCGAGGAAGGTGTTAATGGTTGCATCAGCAATACCTGCCGCCTTGTTGATATTGAACGCCTTGCGAGCATCGGCCTCGGATTGCCCTTGAGTTGCAGCGATGAATCCAAGCACGCCCGTGAAGGCTTCACCTGCAAACTTGATAGTTGTATCTCGTTCCTTTTGCTTTAATTCAATGGTTTTTTGGGTGGATGCCTCCGATATGCCTTGAGCCTTGACACGATACTGCTCGTTTAAAAGGGCTTCGGCTTCTTTGAATTGAGCGGTATCGCCAAACATTTCCTTGAGTTTAGCCAATCGGTCCTGCCGCTCTTGCTCAAGGATGGCAAGCCTCTCATCCCTCAAAAGCGTTTCCCTTTGCAGTTCGTTCCCAATGCCTTGGATTTTCTGCAATCGGAATTGGGTTTCAGCATCCAATGCCTCCTTGTTCAGGTTTTCTATTTCCTGCTTTAGGCGCAACTGCTTTGCAAGGAGGTCGTTTTGTTTTTGTTGGTTTTCAAGTTGTTTGGTGGATAGGTCTATTTCGGTTTGCACCACATCAGCGGCCGCCTTGCCTTCCTTTTCCTTGATACCAAAAAAGTCCTTGACGGACTTGCTCAATTTGTCCCAATTCTCAAGGAGCAATCCAAGGCCAGCGATTGCAATACCAACGCCCGATGCGACTAATGCGGTTCGGAACACACGCAAGGCTATCGTGCTTTGACCGAGTGTGAAGGCGTAGATTCGCTGCGCTGCCGCCTGTGCTTGGGTTATCAGGATTGAATCCTTGTTCAGCAGGTTGGCCACCTGTTGCACTCCGTTGGCGAGGGCCATGGCCGCTTGGACCTTGACGAGCGACTTCTGCAGTTCTTCTTCTTCGGCCCCAAACAAAGCCGCCGCACCCTGGGCGATTTGAAATCCCGCCGTGATGCCTTGGATGGCCCCGACGAAGGTGTCAATGGTTCGGGTATCGGATGCGAGGTTCTTGATTCGCTGCTGCGTGTCGCCGATTTGGTCCTTGAGCCTTCCCGCCTCTTTCTCCATCTCACGGAATGCCTTCGTGCCGTCTTGGCCAGCGAGGGCCATATCCGCAAGGGTCTTCTGCAATTCCCGCAGGCGGGTCTTTGCGCTGGTCGTGCCAGCGGCGGTGGAATCTTTTAGCCCTACTTCGAGGACTATTTCTTTGGTTACATCTGCCATAATTAGCCTTCAGAAGGTAGTTCGGGGTTAATGGGTGGTTCATACCCTGGGTCCACAGGGTCGGTGTCAATCGGACCGTTGTATAGGGCCGCAGGGTTGTTAGCGACGGGTGTGGTGCTGGTAGCAACGAAATCGGCAAGGTTGAGAATGCGGCGCAGGGTTACACGGCAAGGTTTCATCTGCCCAACCAGGTAGTCCCGAATCTCCAGCAACCGCCAACGGATGCCGCCGTAGTAGATGGGCTTGCGGAAGTCCAGTTGGTAGATGTCCACGCTTGATAGCAGCATCGTGAGTTCCAACTGCAACGCCTCTTGGCTGACGGTTTCGTTTATATAGTTCAGCCAGTAGGTATTGTAAAGGTTGTTGTTCGTGTAGTTGTACGGGTTGCCGCTTGCGTTCACGGCGTTGTAGTACACCAACCTTGGCTGCCCGAAGGCCAAGTCCACCGACGGGGCGTAGGGGTTGTCAATATGGCTGACGAAGGGCATCTTGAGAATGCCGCTGGACAGGGCTACATTCCCGCTGACAGTCGAACTTACGCCGTATTGATAGGCCCACTCGGTCTGCCCTTCAATCAAGTTGTACTGTGCCAATCGGTAGCCCGTCTGCAGGGGCTTAATGGTCCCACTTGCAAGGGTTCCGTCGATGTCCCAAGTCCTTCCAACGATTTTGTCCGTGCTGAACGATGCAGGTATCAAAGTCCCACATAGGGTTTCCACGACCTTATCTCCCTTGCCGTAAAAGTTGGATGTGTTGAAGATTCTGCCGCCGTAACCTTCACGGGCCAAGGGGTAGGACTGCTTGTAGGTCTTGGACAAATAGTCGTCCATATCCTTGTACTTGAACACGATGTTGGTATAGGCATTTGGGTCGCCATTGGTCAGCACCTGCTCTGCATTCTCGTCCGACTTTTGCGACCAGTCCACCACCGAACCCGATGAGTAAAAGTCCTTCCAAGGCTCGATGTAGAGCAGTTTGGGGTCTTGCGGGTCAGGCATGAATTGCAAGTTGAACATCTTCTGCAAGTCCTGCAACAGGTCGCTCTGCTTGACATCGGCAGGCAGGGCGGTTCTCATATCCAGCGCACCAATGCTTTGCGGGTTCTCAAGGCAGGTCCATTGAATGGTTGCGCCTGATAAAATCGTGAAGTTTTGCGTAAAACCACCTATGCCATCCCACTCAACCAAAAATTGTATATTGGCGGTAGCAAATGCTGGTATTGTGACATTAGCGAAATCGATAACTGATATCACATTTTTTTTCAAACTGAAGTTTACAACAGTCGCCCAATTCCCTCCTGATGCAGGATTGCGAATTGCCATTCTGCAAATGTTGTTGTTAGTAGATGCAACTGAACCGCTTAATGTGAATGATACCCGAACATTCCATCGAGTGTCAACTGACGGCGCAACGAAGGTGCTGGATGATGCGACCCAATAGCCGCCATTATCATAATAGGGAGCAGGCGTGTCTTTTGAAAAGGAAATCTTTTGTTCTACCAATTCGGCAAAATTCGCCGTGTTCCCCGTGCTTTGCGCAAGGATATTGGACCCCGATAGGTTTATCGGCATGGTCCCCGCTGCGTACGGGATGACCAACTTGTTGAATAGGGACGAGTTGAAAAAACTTGACGAGTAGCGAAACCCCGCCTCGGTGAAAATGAGGTCCACCATCTTCTTCACATAAATACTTGGACCGAGCCTCCACCACGGGGCTTGGAACCAACCGCCGCCTTGGTTCAGGATATCCGTGAACCCCGCCGCATCCACAACCCCGTAAACATACCCGCTACTTAACGCACCGCTTGCCGTCCAAGTTCCCGACACATGGCCGCTGGTGGGCGTGTGGTTCATGCCTGTCACGCCTGCCGTGTTGACGAGCATATTCCCCTCAATCGCTTTGAAGAGGCTCACATTGTCCGTAAACAACCCCACCTCGTAGGTGACGGTTCCCTTGGTTTTGGACATGGAGAGCAGTTGCAGCACTCCCGAAAACACCTGCACCCCATCCTCCCACATAGCGGCACGAATCCGCTTGTTGGGTTGGAATCCACCCACAAAGGATTGTATGTTGTAGGCATACGCAAAGCAGGCCCGATTGTTCGGAGTGTTGGGCAGGGTTATCGTCTTGCTGAACGACCCCCGCTGCTTGGTCACATCCTCAATGTCCCCGATGCTATAGGTGACGGCGATATCCGTGCCGCCCATCGTGTCAAGCACATAGGCGAGTTCGGGCATGGCGTTCAGCCCCGCAAAGCGGAGGTAGAGGCAGTCAAAGCAGGCTGCTTCAACCGCATCCGCTCCATCGGCAGTCGCACGGGCGTTGAAGTTGTTCCACGCCGCTAAGTCGTCGATGAAGTTGGCGGTCGGGTAGGCTATGAGGGTTACGCTCATAGGATATTATTGTCGTAGGCTACCGCAATCTCGATTTGCAGTTGGGTCAAGCGGTCGTTCCGTCTGGTTACAAATTGATACTGGTTGGCGTTGACCACCGCTTCCACAAGTTGGCCACCGAGTTCGAGCCATACATATCCGCTACGGACCATCTCGATGAGCCACTCGGATTCGGCATCGGTCAGCCAATCGGAGTTCAGCGCATAGACATAGTCAAACGACCCCGCCCATACCTTGTTGTAAGTTGTGGTTGCGTACACATCCGAGTTGTACCCGAAGACCTCCCGCTCAATGTTGGCCCGCTTCCTGTTCTTCATCGTGAAGGTGTAGGAATCAATCCCGCCGTACTTGTTGACGAAGTGAACGGGGATGGAGTTGAATCGTTGACAGGGGCCAAAGGTGAAGGTTACGACATTGCCTGCGCTTTGTGAGCCAGTATTGGATATGAAACGCACCGTGTAGGAATCTCCCTCAACCGCTCCGCTCAATGCCGTAATGGTTCCCGATAGGTTTGCAGGGCCACAGGCAAAGCGTTGGATGTTGAAGTCCGTAGTCCCCGAAAGGCTTGGGGTTACGGCGAAATTGTAATCCGTTCCCTTGTAGTTCACTTGGCCCGATACGAGATATGTGTCGTTGGGGGATACGGCTTCAAACTTGGTGGCGTTGATTGCAAGGAAGTTGCTGCCCCCTTGGTACACCGTGAATGCTCGTGGGGTTGTCAGCGGACGGACAACGCTAAAAGAACTCCCAATGCGGAAGTACGGGCTGACACTCCAATCAGCCAATTCCAACTGCTCCAAGTTTCCCGCAAATGCCATCACCCCGCTGACCGTCGTGGTCGCTCCTGTGACGACGGGCGTGTTCCCGTATTCTTGCGTAAAGTCCAGACGATACCCCGAATAAAACCCCGCATGGTCCACGAATCCCGTCTGCGTCAAGGACGGCTTGGTCGGGCTTACCAGAGTTTCCACGACCTTCTGCACATCAAAGAATCCGAAGTTGGTGGTGGGCAATTTGTCGCACTTTAGCCGTGCAAGCGTCGTGCCTGCGGGGTTCTTCACATCGCAGACATAGCGGTAGTTCGGTTGGGCAATCAGCGAGCCGCTGACCTTGTAGAGCATCTTGTTGAAGACGGGCGTGGCCACAAGGGGCGAACCCGAAAGGACGGTTATGGACATGGGTTATAGTGATGTTGAAAGGCTGACCTGCTTGCCCAAGGTTTCCGAAATAGTATTAACGAGCAAATCTATTTGTTCGTCGGTTAGGGCATTGGTGAGGAACTTGGTGGCGTAAAGGCCACGGGTGCGGACAAAGTAGGTGATAGACCTTGCATCTACGAGTTTCTGCTCCTCCACCGTCCGCTTGGCTTTCTTCTCACGGGAATAGGTCGGGGTGACCAAAATCCCTTTGTCGGTAATCCAGTCCGCAATGGCTTGGGTCATCGGACCAACTTGGTCGCTCTTGCCCCCGCCCTTTTTCTTGAACGAGAATGGTGAGTTTGGCGCACGGGTTGAACTGACGGTCCCCCGCACACCTTGGTCCACAAACTTCCAATAAGGGTTGGCGAGCAGGTTGACCGCAATCTTTTCGGCGGTCAAGGGGATAGGGTCAAAATCAAGGCTTGCGGATAGCGTTCCACCCGCATTCACATCCTTGCCGTCCTCCCGACCCGTCAGCAGGTTCTTTTGTGCAAGTTTGATGATATTCTTCAACCAATCAATCAGCACCTGCTGCCTTGGGTCAACGCCTCCACCTTTCGAGCCTACGGTTATACCAAGGGCTTGAAGGTCGGCAGTGTTGACCTCCTTCAAACTTCCGCTTCCGAACTTGGCGAGAACTTTGGTTTCCATGCTGGTAAATGTAACCCTCCGAGCAAAGTGTCCTACCGCCTCCGCATCCGCTCTGCCTCTTGGCGTTCGGCTTCCAATATGTCGTGAATCAAAAGGGCGTAGTTCAAGAACTCCACCGCCTTCATCGCAAAGATGGCATCAAATTTCAGTACATCCTTGTTGGCCATCCGCCAAACCACCATCAGCCAACCGTAGCCAGCAAGCGGGTTGGTTACTGGGCCTGCATCCCCTTCGTCAGGTGCCGTGAATAGTCGCTCAAAATTTTCAAGTAACTTTCGGAACTTAGCAAAAAAAAACTGACCACCCCCCAAACATCCCCGATTTTGGCGTGGGACTTGAATAGTTCGGCCCGCTCTTGATGACTTGCCCCGTCGTATTTCTTGGGGAAGTAACCGAGGAACCCGCCCTCCCTGCAAAGCGTGGCCATTATCCGGTGCAGGTTTTGGACGAGTTTCTTCTCGTCCGTCGTATCCGTGTCCATTAGGTCAATCAGTTGGCCAGCGGTCAACTCATCGGTGAACACCGTCGGAATCCACCATTTGCCCCCCGCTTTGAACCTGCGCTTGTACCCAAGAGCAGGTAGTTCGTTCCACTCCGCTATGATGGTCTTGTAACGCTTTGTCAGCCCCTTAGCGGGCATTTCTCGGACGAGCGATACATCCACCCCCTCCACTATCGCCACTACCCCTGCACGCTTGTCGTAATCGGTCAGCACAGGGCTGAACTCCAGCGCAGCGATGCGTTGGAATTGGTCAATAGTGAGGTCTTGGAGTTTCATAATTTCAGGAAGGTCTTGTAGGAAGATGCAGCCGATGCCGTTGCAAGGTACTGGCTAAACTCCTTATCAGCCTTGCGCTCTTTCTCGGAATAGTACCAAGGAATATGCCTCGCCCATTCCAGCAAAGACACGCCCCCGATGAAGTATTCGGGCTTGTTGTAAACGGCGAAGGTCGTGTCAATCGCCACATCCACCATAGCAGCAGAGATGATGGTGGACCGCTTTTGCCTTTGGGCTTCGTAAGTGTTGACATGGGTGTAATACGACGACCTTGGAGGCACATCATCCCACCGAAGGGATAGACCGACCTTGTGAGCGTATGGGTACACTTCCAACCAATTCACGCATTTGACAATCGTCTGCCTGCTCGTTGCCGAAAGGTCCAGGTCGGGGTCAGTTACAGCGTAGTAAGGCGCACCAAGTTTCTGCACCAAGCCACAAAGCCACGGGGCTTGATGGCCTGCATTCACGCCAAGCGAAATAATCTCGCAGGGCTTCGTTGCGTACCATTCCAAAAGCGGTTCGTAGGTTGAACCGTTGTCCACGATGTAGATGTCCCCAATGCCCTCCCACTTGCTCAAGTCCCTGACCATCGCCTTGGGCCATGTCAGCAGGTTGCGGTTGTTGATGATGACGGGAACTTTCATGGCTAAAATTGATAAACTGCGATAAGATCGTCGTATCGTCCAGATGCGGTCAAGTCAATGGCCTCAAACAAAACCCCGCTGGGCGCGACTGCTGACAACTGCGTGAACCAGTCCTTGGACTGCACATCCTCAATCATCAGCACGCCTCCTTGGTTCATTAGGGGAGCGTACAACTTAACGCAGTCAAGCATGGAATCAAGCGTGTGAGGGCCATCGTCCAAGAGGAAGTCAATGCCGTTCTTAAAATAGTCCTTGGCGTATTGCACGGCTTCGGGAGTGTAAGCCGATGCGATGTGAAGGTGCGAGCGATTCCAGTCAATGTGTTGGTCGGCTTTTGGCTTGACTTGGTTGGCAATGTCAAAGAACAGGAACTTAGCCTTTGGTAGATACTTGCACCACATGGCCATCGACCCGCCGTGCCAAACGCCTATCTCCACGAAGTTGATGGGGTCAGCCCGCATCTCTTTGAGGAACCGAGCATAGGTGCTGGTATAGTTGTGGCCGTTGGCTTTGTCCGTGCCTCCAGCGTAGTCAGCACCGTTGAGGTCTAACTCGTTGAGGATGTCAATCAGTTCTTTGTCTTGCATGGCTCAAAAGGTTATTACGAATTTATCAGGCGCAGGCCATCCCTTGCAGGAGTTGTAGACGGTCATACCTTCCCTCTTCCCAATCCAATGCTCGGCTTGCCAGCGGTGTTCTCGCACAGGTTCTCCCAGTTCCCGAATATGGGACGACTTGGCCCACCAAAAGGTACCCGCAAAGTAGGGGTAGCCGTCGGGGTTGTTGTGGTCAGCAATTTGGGGGAACTCCTCTTTGGTCAACCAGTAGGCACCGACGGCATCCACTTTCTCCAGTTCTGCAAGGCAGCGTTCCCATGCGACCACATTGAAGAATATCATGGACCTGCACCAAAGTTGGTTGATGAGGGATGGGTCGCTGCTGCCCTTGGTGTGAGCGTACAGGTAGGCGGCATCTTCGGTCTGCGATGCCTTGTACATCTCGGTAAGGGTCGCTTGCTCCCAAGCGTTGGTTCGGGTGACGACCACCTTGATTTTTGGGGCGACGAGGGAGTTGTCCAGGATTTCCTTGACCGCCTTCCGCTGGTCGGGAGGGCCGACGATGCCGACCCGAATCTCGTCCAACTGTTCAATCAGCCCGTAATTGCAGAGGGCCATCATGTGCTGGTGCATTATCAACTGCCATTGGCCGCCGCCTCCGCAGTAAATGTGGTAGTAGTGGATGAGTTTCATAGCATGAGGAGGGTTAAGATGCAGCCGATAAAGACCAAGGCAAGCACGACCCGACCGATGGCGAGGGCGAGGTCAAGGAGTGATTCGAGGTTCATGGGCGATGTATATGACCCAAGAAACACCCAAACAAGAATGCAAGACAAAGCAAAAAGGCAAACAAGGTTAGGTTCATGCCCCAAAGTTACACCACAAGATACTTCCCCGAATTACTGACCGCCAATTTGTTGAGGGCTACATATCGCAGGGCATCGCAGGCGTGGTTGTACGAATCAATCGGGACCCCCGTGTCCTTCCCGTCTTTGTCGGTCGCCCAAGTGTAGGAGCGGAGTTCCTTGATGAGATTGGTGCTATCCTTGGTCACATGAAGATTGAACCGTTTCACGATGTCAATCCCCTGCCTGACCGAATCGGGTCCCTTGCTCGCTGGCTTGATGTTGAACCCCATCCGATAGATTTCCTCGATGCTCTTGGGTTCTGCAGAATCGGCCACGATTTCCCAAGCCCGTGTGATGCCGAACTCCTTCAGCCTTGTGGCGATGTCGGAGTTGGTCAGACCCCGATGGTAGAGCAGTTCGTGGACAAACAAGTCGTCCCCCCTACGGTAAACTGCGACCAAGGCGGTAGGGTCTGCGCTGAAACCCCAGTCAAGGCCGTAGGCGACAAATTTCATCGTGGACGGGTCTATTGCCTCAACCACCGTGTAATCGCCGTAGATAGCCCCTTGGAGCGTTCCTACTTGACCGAGGCCGTATACCTTCCACCAGTTGGCCCAATAGGCGGATGTTTCGGCTTTGGTTCGGTTTAACTCAATATCGTTGCGAATCGTATCGGGAAGAGCCTCGTTGTCTTGGTAGGTCAGGACGAGGAACTCCGCATCCGTTTCTGGAAGGACTTCCGTATGCGCCCAGAACTCATGCGTGGGGTTGAAGTCGATGTAAATCTCCTGACTTGTACGGATGGCCAACTGGTAATACGAATCAAAGTCAATATTGTTCGCTTCGTTTATGTAGAGTATCTGCCTCCTTGCACCTCGGAGGCGGGCTTCCGAATCAGCCGAAAAGAACTCAATCGTAGAACCGTTGGCGAAGTTGTATTGCAGCAGGGTCTTGTTCCAGCGGTCGGGAACCCATCGGTGGGTCCATTGCATAATCTTGGCGAAGTCCTTGATAGCCCCCCTGCGAAGGTGAGGCACCGATTCGGACACCACGGATATCTCCGACTTGGGATGGCGGGCGGCATGGTCAATCAGGACCGCAAGGATGCCGAAGGTTTTGCTCGCACTTGTTCCGCCCTGGATGACTTTCTTTCGGGCCTTCATCGCCCGAATCTTCTTGATGGCGGTGGTGTACTTAAACTCCATCGCCGAAGAGCGGCTGCTCTATCGTCACGCTCGTTTCCTGCTTTTCCACCAAACCGTTTAACCGCTGCGTGATGGAGGGGTTGTAGAACGAGAGCATCCCCCCGATGATTTGGTCCTCTCGGATTTCCTCCCGAATCGCACGGCAGATACCACCGAACTCCTCGTAGTAACCCTCTTTGTTCTCAAAATAATGCTGAACCTCCCCGTAATTATTGCGGCAAAACCGCTTGAACCCTTCTAGGGTTAGCGGCACTTTGGCGGGGTCTTCCTTCTTCAACCCATCCTTCCCGACATACTGCACCCGCTTCCATTGTTCGCCTTGGGCTTTGACATCCTCCTTGAAGGCGGCCCATGCTTTTCCAAGGTCTTCGGGGGTCTTGAATATCCTCGTTGGGTGCATCAGTATTC